CGGCTACAATGGGGGCGATGTTAGTAGACCTTATCACGGGAGTAATGAAAGCCAAGCAACGGGGAGAGGCAAGAACATCCACTGGGTACAAAAAAACAGCCGTCAAGGCGAAGAAGTATTTCACCCCGTTCATAGAGTTGTGCTTCATTGACCTGTTATGCTGTGTGGTTATCCCTTTCCCTGTTTTTTCCCTGGTCTGGACGGGATACTGTATTTTCTGTGAATTTAAATCAGTTCGTGAAAAG